TGTGGTATAAGGATTTTTATCTCCCTATACCGCCCTTCCCTTACGGGAAGCCCACAGAGAGCCTCATCTATCAGCATTTGCTCCGAGCTAACCACAGGGGGATTCCCGTTAAGGGCCCTGAGGCGTCGCTCTGCACCGATTAAGTTCGGTATTGCTGTTAAGAGAGGCTTTCGAGTCGACTGCATCATTAGTGATGCAATCAACTGACCGTCCGGCAAGTCGCCTTCAAGCTCAATTGAGGTCTGAGCTAGGGCACTAACTTGCCAAAACTCCCATCCATATGGGTGGGAGTCCAAACGGAGTTCGTCGACGGCACCTATGAAGGCACCATCGCCAAATCCGTCTGGAAGCCTGGGGTCTCTCCATTTCGCGGGAGCCAAACTGCGCAATCCTGCGCATATAGCAGCCACATCGACACCTGTACGTGCACCCCAACGTTTTAAGTTGTTGTGCACGAGGAACAGACGATCAAGTGTGGCAACCCGCTTACGGATGTAGAACGGCGTTACGTCAGATCCAGAGTAGTACTGCATTCCGCAGCTCTCTCTGAAGGGACCGGTAGCAAAGGACTTCTTTACGTTCGGGGTAAAACCCGCGACGCGAAGCTTCTCAGCCAGGGTCTCGAAGTGTATACTGGGGACAATGATATCATCCCCATAGACACATACTGACGCATCCCTCTCGTTTACGTTAGGACAGCACACCTGTTGAGTAATCGCCCAAAAGATCAGCGATTCAAGCTCGAAGGTGTAACCGTTCCCCATAGACGAGAACTTCTGGTAATTTACAATCTCACCAGAAGGAAGAACGCCTACAGGCGATCGACTCTGCTCTAGAGCCCACCACCAATCGTTAGGAAGGAGCCAACTCACAACCTCATACGCAAGAGTGTCGCTAGCCATGGAGAGATCCATGGTGGCTAACTCACCCAACAGACTGCCCTTAAAAGCGGCCTGCTGGTTACGTCCTTGATCGTTAAGGTCAACTCCGACTTGCTTAAGACGTTTCCGTATACACCGGCCGATACCCTTCTGAATGTAAACATTCATACAAGGCTCTTTACCGATGGTTCGGTTAGTCTTATAGTTCTTCGGAACAGTAATGACGCTGTTTCCGGCCACTAATCGGCATACGCCGATAATGCCTTCTTCCTCGGCTCGAGCGAGCGCACTCTG